GTGCTGCGCGAAGTTCTCGAAGAGACGCAGCACAAGTTCCTGATCTTCACCACGTACACGGCGTCGATCGTGCGCCTGCACGAGTACTTGAACAAGATCGGGTACGCAGTGGACATCATCGACGGCCACGTGCCGATGAGCCAGCGCGGCGACATCATCAACCGCTTCCAGCACACGGACGAAACGCGTGGGCTCGTGATCCAGCCGAAGGCCGCTGCGCACGGGCTGACGCTGACCCGGGCCGACAACGTGATCTTCTACGGCCCGCTCGACAGCGTGGAGCATTACATCCAGTGCATCGCGCGTGCCGACCGCAAGGGCCAGATCGCCGACAAGGTGACGGTCACGCACATCCAGAACAGCCCGGTGGAGCGCGCTGCGTTTCACCGGTTGGCAGGACGCGTCTCTGAGAGTACGCTTCTCAGTGGACTGTTCGACGAGATCGTCAAATGAAAGGAGGCCCCCGGGCGTTGACCGCACGCCCATGTATGTCTAGAATTAACCATCCACAACAAGGAATCGCATGAGCGAACCAACTACCGTTACGCCTGAAGAAGTGCCGCTTGAGCGGCTTGCCAAAATGTACGTGCGAATGCGCGACAAGATTCAAGACCTGACGCGTGCCCATGAGGCCGAAGTCGAAGCCATCAAGGCACAGCGCGATCTCGTGGCCAACGCCATGAAGGATCGCGTGCTCGCGATGGGCGGGGGCATCAGCTCCGTCAAGACCGTGTTCGGCACGATCATGCTGCGCACCGCGACTCGATACTACGCGCAGGACTGGGACGCCTTCGGCAAGTTCGTCATCTCTACCGGGGACGTGTCCCTGATGGAGAAGCGCATCGCCCAAGGCAACATGGCCGAGTACCTGACGAACCACCCCGAGGAACCCGTCCCCGGCCTGTCGTCGATGTCCGAGATCGAAGTCACCGTCCGTCGTCCCAACGCTGCCAAGTAGCAGCACAACACACTCTGGAGAACCGCTTGAACCAAGTCACTGTCTTCCAACCCAACCAGCTCCCCGCGCACCTGCGCGGCGTGGCCATCTCCGAAACCGCCAAGGCTCTGGCCGGTGGCGCGCAGACGGGCAACCGCCTGTCGATCAAGGGCGGCGTGTTCCGCCTCGTCGTCGATGGCAAGGAGATCGCCGCGGTCGAGGATCGGCACCTCGACGTGGTGATCGTTGCCGCTGCGCCCAAGGTCAGCCGCACGTTCTACATCAACGCCTACGACCCGGACAAGGCGTCGGCGCCGGACTGCTGGAGCCAGAACGGCGACATCCCCGATCCGACCTCGACCATGAAGCAGTCGGCCACCTGCGCCTCCTGCCCGCAGAACGTCAAGGGCTCGGGCCAAGGCGACAGCCGGGCCTGCCGCTACTCGCAACGCGTTGCCGTGGTGCTGGCCAACGATGTCGAGGGCGACGTGATGCAGCTCAGCCTGCCGGCGCTCAGCCTGTTCGGCAAGGCCGAGGGCGAGAACCGTCCGCTGCAGGAGTACGCGCGCTGGCTCACGGCGCAGGGGATCGACCCGACGATGCTCGTCACCCGGCTGAAGTTCGACACCAAGAGCGAGTCGCCCAAGCTCTTCTTCAAGCCGATGCGCTGGCTGGAGCAGGACGAGTTCGACATCTGCCGGGAAGCCGGTCAGTCGGCCGACGCCAAGAAGGCGATCGCGCTGAACCCGGCGCAGATGGACGGTGTGGGCCCGGCCCCGGCCGAGACTCCGGTAGCTGTTCCGGGGAACCGCCCGACAGCGGCACCGGCTGCGGCCGCGCCTGCCCCGGCAGCGCCGCCGGCCGAGCCGGAGGAGCCCCCGGCCCCGCCGCCCCGCAGGACGCGCCAGAAGGCCGCTGCAGCGCCCGCAGCGCCCGCGGCGGCACCTGCACCTGCCGCAGCGCCTGCCGAGCCGGAAGAGCCCATCCTGAAGGCCAACGGCTCCGCGCCGCCGGCCGTGGCCACGGGCGCGCTGGCCGACGTGCTGGACGCTTGGGACGACTAGCGGCACCGGGGCGCCTTCGGGCGCCCCGCCCGCTCACCACCATGAAGTACCGGAAACACGTTCGCGATGCAGTGGCGACGAGCGGAGACACGCTCGGGCCCCAGCTCGGGCGCGCTGCCGTGCGCCTCGGATTCTCCGTCGTGCAAGTTGCCCGCATCACTGGCGCTACCCGCGCTACGGTGTATAGCTGGTTCTATGGCAACCACGTCTCGAATGCCTATCGCACGACCGTCACCCGCCTTATCAACATCTTGAGCGACGCGCCGACCGAAGCCGCCGCTTGGAGCCGTGCATGCAAAGCCTTCCCTACCCCAACACTCTCACGGACCGTGAACTCGTCCGCATCGCCGACGCTCATCTCCTGACGAACGACTCGCTGCCGCTGGACTGGCAGCGCGTGCTCGTCGATCGGATTGCGGACACTGTGCCGCCCTTCAGGCCGGAACCGCATGCGGTGTCGGCGAAGGCACGGCTCGATGGACGCGGGTGACTTCCTGACCGCAGTCCTTCCCAGCACCGGCCTCTATTGCGTCTGCGAACTGTCGTCGCCGCGCAAGCGGCACCTGTTCGTCGACACGGTGGAGTCGGCCATTGCCGGTGCAGAAGGATTCGCGGCAAGCGAGTTCAACACGTACTTCGCACTCGCCTCCTTCAAGGAGAAGGGGAGCCGCGCAGCCGCCAACGCGCAGCTCATGCGAAGCCTGTTCATCGACATCGACATCGACCCCGATGGGGTGGGCGGGAAGTACACGTCGAAGCGCGAGGCGCGTGATGCCCTGAGCGAGTTCCTGCAGGAGACGCACCTCGATACGCTGGGCAAGCCGTGGCTGGTTGATTCCGGTGGCGGGGTGCACGCCTACTGGCCCCTCACCCACGACGTGGCGATCGCGGAGTGGAAGCGCGTCGCCGACCGATTGAAGAAGGCCGCATCCGACTGCGGCTTGCAGATCGACGCCTCCGTCACGGCCGACGCAGCGCGTGTGCTGCGCATGCCGGGCACGTTCAACCGGAAGTACGACCCGCCGAAACTGGCGGCACTCAAGTGGGTCGGTGCCGTGTTCGACCTCGCCGCGATCGCCGACCTGCTGCCGGAGAGCGAGGCGCAGCTCAACGGTGTGGCGCTGCCGACGCTCAACATCCCCGGCAAGCGGCCGACCGTCAACGGTGCAGTGGCACCCGTCGCCACGGCGCTGGCCAACCACATTCCCTCCAGCTTCGCACAGATCAGGGACCGGGCGCTGGCAGGCACGGGTTGCCAGCAGGTGAAGTGGTTCTACGACCACGGCCACGAGGATGGCGTGGAACCGATGTGGCGCGCGATGCTGTCGATCGCGAAGTGCACCGACGAGGGCATCGAGGCAGGCCGCGAGCTGAGCGCCCTGCATCCCTACCCCGAGGAGCGGCTGCAGGCGAAGTGGGCCGCGCTCGGCGGGCCGTACTCGTGCAGCGCGATCGAGCAGTTGAACCCGGGTGGCTGCGACGGCTGTCCGCACAAGGGCCGGATCACGAACCCGGTGCAGCTCGGCTGGGCCAACGTGTCCGTGCCGCTACCGGCTACCGCCACCACACCGGCACGCATGCCGCCCAAGGGTTTCTCGTTCGATGACGGTTGGGTGCGGCGCCTCGCTGACCGCAACGATCCGACCTCGCAGCCCATGCCGATCCTGAAGTACCAGTTCTTCCTCGAAGGCATCATGCACGAGGAGAAGAGCCACTACGCTCGCTTCTGCAAGATCACGAATAAAAAAGGCGTCATCGAGACTAGCAGGATCAAGGTGCCGACAGCAGCAACGGCATCACGCGAGAAGCTGCTTCCGATACTTGCAGAGTTTCTCGTTACACCGGAAGCAGGCGCTGGCCAGCACCTCTACAACTACGTGTGTGCTGCGGTGAAGCAGGTGGAGAACGACGGCACGGTGCTGCTGGTTCCCGAGCGGTACGGCTGGCAGGAAGACGCCGGCTTCGCATTCGGTGATCGCGTCGTGTATGCGGACCCGAAGAACAACTACGTGTTCGCATCCGAGAAGCTGAACAACATGATCGAAGGCATGGAGCCCGCGGGCACCTTCGACAACTGGCAGCGTGTGATGCACATGCTGTGCAACAAGGGCTGCTACGAGGTGGTGACGCTCGGACTGATCGGCTTCGCCTCGCCGCTCATGTGGTGGGCCGCTGACACCGGCCCCAGCGCGATGGTCTTCCACGCCACCTCGTCGGTATCGGGTACGGGCAAATCGCTGGCGCTGCTGTTGGCGCGCAGCGTGTGGGGCGGTGAGCGGATGGCAACGTCACCGAAGACATCCGACACCACGATCCTGCAGCGGGCGAGTTTCCTCGGCGGCTTGCCGACCCTCATCGATGAGGTGACGACGAAGAACCGCGAGTCCGGCGGGACGTGGACGCCGAACTTCTGCTTCGACTTCGCGGAGGGCAAGCACAAGGTGAAGGGCTTCGCCAGCGGCCATCGCGAGCAAGCCAACGACCGCGGATGGCGTGGGCTGGCCTACCTCACCAGCAACAGCCCCGTGCTGGAAGACATGCTTACCAACCGCAAGGTCAGCACCTTCGGCGAGGCGGCGCGCTTCCTCGAATGGCGTAGCGAGACGAAGCTCAACTTCACCGCTGACGAACGGGCCGTCCTGACGCTCATCAACATGAACTACGGACACGCGGGGCCGCTCTTTGCCGAGTGGCTCGTGAAGAATCGCGACACCGCGAGGAAGGTCTTCGACCGGGTGTTGAAGGACTGGTACGCGGAGATCGACGCCGATACCGACGCGCGGTTCTGGGTAGCCTCCGGCACGGCGCTCATCACCGCAGCAATCCTGATCGGACCGAAGTACGCCGACATCTGCACGATCAACGTCCGGCATGTGATGGAGTTCCTGAAGGCACTGGTCAATGAATCGCGCGGAATGATCAAGGACACCCAGCGCAGCGCACGCGACCTGATCGTCAGCTTCGTGAACGAGAACAACGGCCGGTTCGTCATGGTGGGTCCGGTCAGCAAGGTTGCTGCCCAGCTCGGCAGCAACAGCAACTTGATCATGCCCCTGCCCACCACGGCCAAGGGCGCTGTGTTCGGCCGCATCGAGGTCGAGACGACTCCGGGCCGCATCGACCAGTACATCACGGTAGAGGCGTTGAACAAGTTCTGCAGCGAGCGCACCAAGAGCTACCGGACGCTGAAGAAAGAACTGGCCCAGAACGCGACGGTGAAGGAGGTGACGATGGACTTGTTCAAGGACACGTCCGGCCCTCGCAGCCCGACGCGCTGCCTGCACATCTCCTATGCGAGTACCGCCACCCCCCGTCCCAAGACCTGACACGTTCGAGTGGCACTGGGAGACGCGCCGGCCGGGCGCGTTTTTCGTTCCGAGCCTCGATCCGCACACGCTGGTGGCGCAGGGCCTCTACGCGGCCAAGCAGGCACGCGTCCCGGCCAGCGGACGCGTCTGCATCTACAAGGGCTTTCTCGGCGTCGTGTTCACCGTGCGGCCACGATCGACTCTGCCGCCTTCGTGAACAGCGCGGCCTGCTCGTTGCGCCACCGCAGGATCGCGTCGAGCCGCTCGCGCTTCTGATCCGGCGACAGGTTCATGCTCAGCGTGCCCTCGCGCTCGCGCTTGGCCCGCGCCATCGCTTCGCGGAAGCGCTTGTTCAGCACGTCGGCCTGCAGGACGTTCAGGTTGTCCTGCATGTAGTCCTTCGCATCCTTGACGCGGCCCTCCTTGACCAGCTTGTCGTACGTGGCGCCAGCCTCGGCGATCGCGTTCGCCTTGGCGTAGGCGCGCTCGACCGCGCCAGCAGCCAGCGGGTCGGCGATGAGCCCACCCAGCAGCGGCGTCTGTGCAGCGTGGCGCTCGGGCTGCGGCGTGTCCGAGAGCACTTCGTTGGCCAGCGACGCGGCGGCGATCGGCAACCCGCCGAGGTAGCCGCGCACGAGGTGCTCGATCTTCAGCGGGCTCAAGCCCAGCTCGCTCGGCAGCATGCTGGAGAGCACCTTGGCCAGCTCGGTGGTGTTCGGCCCGTAGCGCATCGCCGGGTCGAGCTTCAACTGCTCCGCGTTCTCGATGTCGCGGCCGGTGTAGATGTCCTTGTTCAGCATGTGCTCCAGCAGTGGCTTGCCCATCTGCGGGATGCCGTAGTTGCTGGCGCCGGGGATCGAGTTGAGCGCCATGCCGCCGAGCGCCTTCACCTCCGACGCATCCATCCCGTGCATCAGCACCTCGGGCAGCGCCTTGAACAGCAAGCCGATCTCATAGGGGATCGGCACCTTGAACGTGCCCCACGGGGTCGGCACGAAGAAGTTGCTGAGCCGGTCCTGCGCCGTCGCGTTCTTGTACTCCTCGTTGTCCTCCATGCCGATCGCGTAGGCCATCGAGAAGAGCGTCAGGCCGATCGCGTTCTTGATGAACTTCGACCGAATCTCCATCTGCTCGTTGAGCGGCATGTTGCCGCGGAACGCCTTGGCCAGCACGTTGAGCGACTGCATCTGCGCGTTGAGGAACGGGATCATCCGTGCCGCGTGCTGCACCGTGGGGCTGCTGCCGCGCTTGGTGAAGTTCATCATCTCCATCGCCATCAGCTCGGCGTGCATCTCGGAGCCGGTCTTCTTCATCGCGTCTTCATAGACCTGCGCACGCGTCACTGCATCGGCACGCATCGCTGCGCGCTCGGCCACCGCGACGAGTTTCGTGAGCGCGCTCTGGTTGCCGCTCGCGAGCTGGTGCGCGAACGTGGCGAGGTCGGACGCGTTGCCGGCGTCGCTGAAGAGTCCGCTCTGCGTCACGCCCTTGCGCAGCAGCGCCTCGCCCGTGGCGGTCGAGCCGCGCGACTGGTCGACGAACTCCTTCATCGACTTGAACATGGCGCGCACCGGGCCGCGCGAGGCGCCTGCCGTGAACGACGCCGACATCGGATCGCGGATGAGCTGGCGGATCACGTACATCGGCGTGAGCGTGACGCCCTTGCGCAGCGTGTGGCCGAAGCTGGCAGCGAGCTTGCCCACGCCCGTCACCACCGTGTGCACGCCCTCCAGCGACTGCACCAGCATCTCTGCCGGTATGCCTGCGAACGGCGTGCCCTCGGAGGTGACGCGCATCCAGCGCTCGCCCGTGTCGCTGCTGTCGCCGGGCGCGGGCTCTTGGTTGAACTTGATCACGTCCGGGCCTGACGGCGCGCGGCCCGAGCGAATCTGGTTCACGTCCGGGCTCATGCCCTGCAGACCGTAGGCGATCTCCTTCGTCGCGAGGTTCTCCAGCCCCTTGGTCGTCAGGAGCATGGTGTTGCGGATGATCGCCTCGTTGAGCGGCAGCAGCTTGCCGGTGTCGCTCTTGAGTTCCTGCAGGTACTTCTGCTTCCTGATGTCGCCGATGCGGATGTGCGTGTTCTCGCCCATCACCAGCTCGGCCACGCCTTCGCCGCCGACGCGATAGAACGGCACGTAGTCGCCGTCCTTGAGCAGCTTGGCAGCGAGCGCCTTCGGGATCGCGCCCGTGTCGCCGAGGAACTGCACCATGCCCTTGTTGTAGTCGTTGTACATCGTGCGCACGGTGTCGAGCTTGGCCTTGAGCGCCGGGTTCGCGTTCGCGTAGGCCAGCGCCGCCTCGCCGGCCGCGCGCTGCTGGTCGGTGGTCGGCCAGCCGAGCGTGTGCCAGCCCTTGTTCTGCGCCCGCTGCGCGACCATGTACGCCTGCGCCAGCGCGAACTGCTGCGTCGTGTCCTTGCCGGGCAGCTTGCCGATCGCCTCGAAGATCGCCTTGGCTCCCGGGCCGTTGCCAGCCTCGATGATGTGGTTGCCCTTGGCGTCCTTCTTCAGCCCCAGCGGCCCGCGCTGCAGCACGCCATAGACCTGCGACATGCGCGCGTCGGCCTTGCGGATGTAGTACATGGCTTGCATGTACCCTTGCTGCGCACCCTTCGACAGCGCCTTGAGGATCGGCGCCCGCTGGTCGACCAGCGCCATCTCGGCGGCGAGGCCGGCGTTGGCGTCCTTGATCGTGGACATCACGCCCTGCTTTGTCGGCGTGTGGCCGACCATCGACGCGAACGCCTCCAGCGGATTCGCTGCGGCGCGTGCGACGCTCGGCGCACGCGTGGCGCCGAGCATGTCGTGCAGCACCGTGATCTCGTCTTTCGTGAACTCGCGCGCCGGCTGGAACAGGCGCTCGACCTGTGCCATCGCTTTCTCGCTGCCGGTCTGCACCCGCACGCCGAGCATCTGCAGCACTGCGTTGATGAAGCGGCGGATGAACCCGGGCTTCTGCGCGTCGATCTTGTCGCGCAGGTTCTTGTTCGACAGCACCTCCGAGGCCAGCTCGGCGAGATTGGTCCGGCCGTACTCGCGGTTGAACGCCGGGTCCTTCTGAATTTGCGTGAGCAAGCTCTGCAGGCCGGCGCGTGCGTTGATCTGCGATTGCGTCAGTTGCGACGCCGGCATGATCATCGTGCGCAGCGTCGCCGCGTGGCCGACTTCGTGCAGCAGGTTCTCCTCGGTGAGTCCGAGCGGATGAATCGTGATGGTGTTCGTCTTCGAGTCGTAGTCGGCGACTGCCTCCTTGTCGTGAGGCTCGCCGAGCATCACCTTGGTGTCCTTGGCCAGCACCTGCAGCTTGGCCGCAAGCTCGCGCACGAACGGCGTCGAGCCCGTCTTGGCCAGCGAGTCGAGCACCTTGTCGAGCTGGCCGTCGTAGAGGTGGACCATGTTCTGGTCGGACAGCGGCGTGTTGGTATTCGGGTCGAACATCTCGGCGACGAGCTTGTTCACGCGACCGCCCTCGCCTTCCCAGCCCGCCACCTCTTCGTTCGTGGCGGCGTCGGCGCCACGCTGCGAACGCGCCAAGTCCACAGCATGGCGCGCAGCGATCGCCGCATCCTCGCCCGCAGCCTTGGCCCGGTGCTCCCTCTGCGCCTCCACCATCGTCGGCGTCGGCCCGGCGTTCTTGCTGCTGTAGAGTGTCCCCTGCGGCTTGCGCGCCTGCGCGGCTTGCGTCTTCGTCATCACGTCGCCGCTCAGCTTCACGGCCGGCTCGACGACACCGCGCGACACGCCCTTCTGCCGGCGAGCTGCACGCGCAGTCTTCGCTTCCGCCGATGCCGTCTTGTGGACCTGCGCCTCCTCGTACGCCCGCGCCTGCTGCTGCATGTCGATCACGTCGCTCTTGAAGGAGAGGACCGCGGCGCGTGCGGCCAGCTCCTTGTAGTGCGGGTCGTTCTCCAGCGGCGTGCGCTTGGTGTCGAACTCCTTGAGGCGTGACTCGGCGTTGTCCAGCCGGTCCATCAGCTTGGCTCGCTCGTCGGCGCTCTTCGTGGCCTTGATCTGCGGCTCCAGCTTCGCCACGGCATCGAGCGCGGCCGCACGCCGCGCTTCCAGCGCCGGGGTCAGCACGCCGCCGCGGTTGTCCTTGCGGAGCTGGTTCATCTCGGTCTGCACCGCGCCGAGCCGCTTCCTGATCTTGTTGCCCTCGGAGATGAACGCGCGCTCGGTGCGGTAGTTCTGCACCTGCGAGATCGCCGTCTTCAGGTCCGCGCCCGTGACGCCCGGCACCGCGAGCGCCGTCTCGATCGCCTCCGTCACCGCATCGGCATTCGCCTCGATGCCCGCCTCGGTCATCTTGGCCTGCACCTGCAGGACCCGCTCACCGGTACGTGCTGCGTAGTCGGCCGCGCTGGCGCCTCGCACCGTGGCGATCTTCTCCGCCTCAGTCGGCACACGGGCCCGGATCGGCGCCGGCTGGCGCTGCAGGAGACGCTTCTCGGGTGCCTCGGTCGGCAGCGCTTCCACGGGCGCCGCCTTCGCGGCCTTGCGCTGCTTGGCCTGCACGCTGCCTTGGGCCTTCTTCAGATCGGCGGCGTTCGCCGTCTGCTCCTTCTCGATCCCGGCCAGCTCCTTGGCGAGCGCGTCGCGATGCTTGGCTGTCTCCGCCAGCGCGGGTGCCGCGTCCAGCTCGGTCAGCGTCTTGATCTCGCGCTTGAACGCGTCGACCCGATCGGAGTGGCGCCGCGCCGTGCGGCCCGCCTGCTGGGCGCGATCGCGCAGATCGGCACCTGCACCTTCGTTGGCCGCTTCCGCTTCGTTCGCCTGCTTGGTGAGCGTGCGCGCAGCCGCCGAGGCATCCTCCGCCGCCAGCGTCGCCTGCATCATGTTGCGCTGCAGGACCGAGGCCATCTGCTTCTGGTTGGGGGTGCCTTCCTTCAGGCGCGGCCCGAGCGCGTCGAGGCGGGCCTTGGCCGCGTCGGCGTCGTTGATCCGGCTCTGCAGCCACTTCGCCCGCTGGGCCAGCAGCTTGCCGACCCGGAGCAGCTCCTTGACGGGACGCGCGGCCGCTTCCGCGCCACGCTTGGACGGCAGCGCACCCGTGTCGAGTGCTCGCTGGAATCCGCCCGGCGTCTGCCGCCCGACGTACGTCTGGTCGAACATGTCCGGCTGCACGTCGGCGTTGGGGCCCGCCTCGCCGATCTTCTCCATCTCCAGCCGCTGCGGCTTGATCTTCGGCGTCTCCGGCACGAGGTGGCCGGCGACGGCAGCGGCATGGGTCTTCATGCCGGGCTTCGCTCCGACGACATGCAGCGTGCCCTTGACGCCGGCACGGGTGGCCGGCTCGGTCAGCTTGCCGATCTCGGCGAGACTGCCGACCTTCGTCGGCGGCTCGTGCGCCGCCACCTTGCCTTCGCCCGCCACCTGCGCGACCGTCGCACCGCCGCCGATGCCGCGCTCAGCAGCGGCAACCGTCGCTCCAACGTGTTCCAGAACGCGTTGTGGAACATCCGGCCGGTCGAGCGCGTCCGCGGCGTGCTTCAGCGTCGTCCGCGCCTGACCGGTCAGCCCGGGGCGCGCGAGCACGCTGGCGATCCGCTGGCGCATCGCATCCACGGGCGCCACCTCCGGGCCCGCCTGCGGCTGGAAGAGCATGCCCTGCCCGGTCACGTCCTCCCGGGGCGGGCGCGTCACGGGCTCGGCGGTGTCTTCCCCCTCCGCGGCGACCTGCTCCATCGCCCGGGTGATCCGGGGATCGGCAGTCCCTGCAAGACGTTTCTCCAAGTCGGTCAGGACTTGGAACTGCTGGCCGGCGACGGCGCGGCCCCGCTGCTCGGCGGTGGCCTGTGGCGCCGACATCCCCGCCGCCTCGTACGCCCCCTGCATCACGCCCGGGATCAACCGAGCAGCCGTGTTGTAGAAGTCGGAGGTGTAGTGCGCCCGGCCCTTCGTCGCCTCCTGCGAGGCGGCGATCGAGCGGATCGCGTCGATGAAGTCCTCGGTCTTGGCCCGGTCGTTGACCTTGCGCGCGGCCTGCAGCCCGGCGTACAGGTCGGCCACCACGCCCTTGCTGAAGTCCTGCAGGGACCGGGCGACCTCCTTGCGGTCGCTGGCCGGCAGGCTGGCGAGGTGCTCGACCACAGCGCCGCCCGCGCCCCGGATCGGGCTCGACATGGCGACCTGCACGAAGCGCGCATCCTCGTCGCCGCTCTTGGCCAGCACGTCGAGCATGCCGGAGCGGGTCTTGGAAGCGAACGCCCGGTTGAACGCGGCGTCCGTCTCGGCGGCATGTGCCTCCGGCGTATCCCCGTAGGCGGTCCCCGGAGGCTCATGGGCGCGCGGATCGAGGTTCGGCCATACCTGTGTGGCCTCACCGGCTCCGAGCGCCTGCAAGCCCCGTTCTTGGCCGAGCTGGCGCTGGCCGGAGAGCTTCTCCTCGGTCCGCAGCCGCTGGCCCAGCCCGAACAGGTCTTCGTTGTAGATCGGCGCCGGCTCGACCGCCGGGGCCTTGCGCTGCTCGTCGATCATCCCCTGCAGCTTCTCGCGCTGCTTGGCCCAGCCCTCGGCCTTCTTGGCTTCGTCCGGGTCGGTGACGCCGGCCAGCTTCGCGGTCAGCGCGTCGATCTGCTTCTGCGCCTTCTCCGGGTCGAAGTTGGCGCGCTCCTCGGCCGCTGCCTGCTCCGCGATCTGCCGGGCCTGCGTGCCGGGCGCCACCCGCTCCAGCTCGGCGCGGGTGTCGTGGTACAGCTTCTCCCGACGCCCCAGCTCCGTGCGCGCCTGTCCGATCGCGCTGCTCTTGCCGGTGCGCATCACATCCATCATCTGGTTGCGCGCTTCGTCGAGGCTCGTCTCGTGGTCGGCGATCTGCGCCTGCAGCTCCGCGATCCGCTGCTGGGGATCGGGAGTGGACACACCGAGCGCGAAGTCGGGCCGGCCCGATGGCGGCTCGCCGGGCTGCGCTGCAGCCGCCGCAGCGGCCGCTGCCTGCCGTGCCTTCTCCGCCTCGATCACGGGCCGGGCGACGGCGTTGTAGTCGTCGATCAGCCCCTTGTTCGCCATGATGAAGTCAGTCGTCTGCTTCCTCATGTCCTTGTAGGCAGCGGTACCGGCGTCGGTCCCCTCGGCCTTGTACGTCGCACCCCGGGCGATCATCTCGGCCTTGGTCTTCTCGTACTCCGCATAGTCCGCTGCGACCTTGGCCGCGTACGCCGGGTCGGTGCGCTGCTGGGCCTTCGCTGCCGCAGCCGCTGCAGCCTGCTCTGCCGTCGCCCGGTCGGTCACTGCAGCCTGCTCTGCTTCCTTCGCAGCGACTTCCTGCTTGGCGCCCATGCGGTCGTAGACGTGGCCAGCCGCACCGAGCGGACCGCCCGCGAGCGCGCCGCCATAGAAGTTCTCGGCGTAGCTGCGGAGGGCGTCGTCGTTGAGCAGCGGCTCGCCGGCCTGCAGCCGGCTCAGCACTTCCTGCCCGACCTCGGTGCCGCCTTCGGCGAGCACGGCATGCGCGCCGCCGCGAGCGAGCGTCGACAGCAGGCTGCGCTTGGCGACTTCCTCGGCCGCTTCCGGGCCGACCCGCGCCATGAGCTTGGCCACGTCAGCGCCGAAAATCTTGGAGGCCACGCGCGAGCCCAAGAAGAGGGCAGGCGTCACCTCTTCGAGCGCGGACTGGCCGACCGCAGCCGTTGCGGCCTTGCCGTAGCTGATGTCGTGCGGGTTCTCGCGGCTCTGCTCAGCGAGGTTCTGGCCGATGAACGTGGGCACGTTCGCTGCCAGCCCGCCGAGCCCGCCGCCGATAAGACCGCCAAGGGGACCGAGCGCACGACCGACCGTCGCACCCAGCTTGGCGCCCGCGATCGTTGCGCCCATCTGCGGCGCCGACTGCGCGATGAAGCGCGGCACCTGCCCCATGACTTCCTTGCCGGCGCCGATGAGCCCGCTCTTGTCGTACGCCTCGCCGACACGCGCGAGCCCGACCTGCGGGTCGTACTTCTGCGCCTGCTCCTTCTCGGCGGCAGCAGCTTCCGCGGCCGCTGCCTCCGTGTCGCCCGTCGCGCCCTTGAACGCCGCACGACCTGACGTGTAGAGGTTCTCCAGCCCGGACTGCAGCGCCGGCATGAAGCCGCCCTTCGGCGGGGGCGGTGCCTTGCCTGCCTCGGGGTCGAACTTCATGACGTGCTCGATCACGTCGTCTTCGGACAACCCCGGAGGGCCGGACATCCGATACACGCGCCCGTTCGGCGCCGTGATGCTGTAGCTAGGCATGTGCGTGTCCTAGTTGCCGATCTTCATCGATCCCCAGCCTGTGCTCGAAGGCGGCACATCCTGACCCTGCAGTTGGCGCTGCACGTAGGCGCGAGCGGCCGCACGCGCCTGTTCGATCGACATGCCGAAGTTGCCGGGCGCCTTCATGATGTCGTCGGTCAAGCCGTTGATCGCACGCTCCAGCTCTGCGGGCTTCATGCCGGCGAAGCCGCCGGCACCGATACGCGCGTTGGCCGTGATGGTCGCAGCCCCGAGATGCGTCGCGTTCGTCGCGTTCGCGATGTCCGCATGCAGCCCCTGTGCGCGCTCGTCGCTCTTGATCTTCTCGTAGTTGTTGAACAGCTCGCTCCGGTTCTGGAGTTTCGCGATGCCCATGCTGCCCATGTAGTTGGTCATGTCCTTCTTGGCCGTGATCTCGGCCGTGCGCACCGCGCGCTGCGCAGCACCGATCTCCTTGTCGTTGGCGATGCCCTCCAGACGCCGCGCTTCCAGCAGCGTGTCCATCGAGTCGTCGAGCTTGGCCTTCTGGGCGCGCAGCTCGTCTTCTCCGGCACGGTACTGCTTCAGGCCGAGGCCCGCTCCTGCAGCGATCGGAGCGATCGCACGGCGCCAGCCAGCGCCGCCCGCAGGGGCCGTGAGCATCGCGAGCCCGGCGTTGATGTACGCGTCCTTCTCGTTCTGCCGCTGGCGCTCGGGGAACTCGCCAAGCCGCTCGTTGAGCTTCTTCTCGCGATCGGCACCGAGCACGCCCGCCTTGGCGATGCGGTCCTTCGTCTCCTGCGCAGCCGCTTCGGCATCGGCCTTCTCGGCGGCAGCGATGTCCTCGCGCGACTTGACGCCCTGCGCCTGCTCCCCCTCGTAATCGACACCAGCGGCCTTCTGCGCCGCCAGCATCTCGTCGAGCGTCGGCGCTGCCCGTGCGTGAACCTGCGGCACGCCGATCCCGCCCATAGCGCCCTTGCCGGCGAGCGAGTACTTGGACGGATCGATGGTGCCAGTATCGATTGCGGTGTCCTTCGTGGCCGGAGCCGGCGCTGCTGCGCGCGGTGCCTTGTCGTTCTCCATGTCGCGGAACAGGTACTTGCCTGCGAGCCCACCGGTCAACGTGTTGCCGAGATCGGATGCAGCACCGAGCGTGCGCACGCCCGTGTCGCTCCAGAAGCCGGGCTCGCGCCCTTCGAGGCCGAAGCGCTTGTCGTACTGCTCGGTCGGCGTGCGGTAGGTATCCGCGAGCGACAGCGCACCCGTCACAGGTGCAGCCACCTTGCCGATCACACGCGCAGCCGTGCCGAGCGGCTTCGTCGCCGTGAACGCTGACTGGAAGTCCGTCCCGTAATGCCCCGCGGATTCCGCGAGCTTCGCGAGGTCGCGTGCATTCTGCACAGCACGTCGTGCTGCATTGAAGCCCTTGGTCCCGGTGTAGAGCCCGCCCGTTGCGGTGGCCGGCGTCGTGCCGTCGTTCCACTCCTCGGGCATGAAGTCTTCCTTGGTGGTCTTGCCGCCCTCCGCGAAGCCGATGATCCCGCCGTCAGCGAAGTCACCCGCGCTGTCGGGAGCGATGCGCGCGAGGCCACGGTCGATCGCGCTCTTCCTGACCGTGCCGCCCTTGGCCTTGCCGAGGCCAGCGAAGATCGTGCCGAGGCCCGTGAGCGTCTGCAGGTTCGACGGCTCCGGCGCCTCGGTGAACGAGGTCTTCACCGAGCCCTGCGTGCCGTGCAGGATGTCGGAGAGGAAGCTCAGCTTCTTGTACGGGTCCTGCTGTTGATCCAAGAAGTCCTTGTACTGCTGGTCGAGCACCTTCTGGCCCTGCTCCTGCTCGGCAGTGCCAGCCGCGAGCTGCGCGCCCGTGGTCTTCAGGTTCTGGCCGTAGATGTCGCTGCCGATGCCGCCGAGCGTGCTCGCGGCCTGCGTTGCAGCCTGCGTGCCCTGCAGTCCGAGGTTGGCGCCGAACTGGCGCGACGCCTCCTCCATCTTCTGGCGGTCGAGGTCTTGCTGGTTGAACGTGAGCCCTGCGCCTTGGTTCGCGATCTGCGACTGCAGCCCGGCCTGCTGCTCGGCGTTGAACTGCGCCTGCGCTGCCTTGAACGCAGCGTCCGAGCCTTGCTGCTGGATGTCGCCGAGATGCTGCTGCAGGTTCTTGTTCGCCTCCGCCTCGACGATCGCCTGACGACTGCCGCCGAACGCACCGGCACCGACCGCGGCCGCGTTGCGCTGCGTGCGCGCGATGTCATCGTTGCGCGTGGCTTCGCGCTTGCCGATGTCGACCACGCTCTGCATGTACGGGTTCATGTACTTGTCGGCAGTGCCGGCACCCGTGAACGACTGCGTGCTGGTCTGCTGCGGACCCGTGATCGTGTTGTTGAAGCTGTGCGGGTCGTACGTTGTCGCCAGCGCCTTGTCGCCTGCAGTCTGGGCCAGCGTCCCCGCAGTCGTCGACTGCGCTGATGGCCCGAGGTTGTTGACGCCCTCGAACCCCTTCTCCTGCAGCGGCGTGAACGTCGCGACCCGATCGCCCGCGTAGGGCGTGGTCGGCTGCTGGATCGTGTCGACCGTGCTCTGCACGAGGTCGCGCATCGGCTGCTCGGCGAACGCAGGGATGTTGCTGACGTACTGCGTGCCCGGCGTGCCGCCAGCGTCGTAGCGCGGAACCAGCTTCGTGATGCCGCCAGCGGCGTACTTCGGAGCGCGGGGCTTGCGCGCCTTGCGCGTCAGCGACTGAATGCCGTTCATGCCAGCTCCTTCATCTTGACGGGACGCATCTGGTTCGTGTGCCCCATCGATTGCTTGCGTATCCGATCCATCATGGCGTACAGCTTCTTGGCGCCCTTCTTCGGATCGCCGCCACCGATCGCGGCCACCTGCTCGGCGTCGAGTGTTGCCTCGTCGCGAGCCACACGCGCCGGCTGCGTGCCGTCGATCGTTGCCTGCACGTCGTCGCTCTGGCCGTGGCCGGTGCCGCTGACCGGTGTCGCGCCGAACTTCTTGGCAAGCGTCTCCAGTCCAGCGCTGGAGCTGCCGGCGCCGACCGCCGCCACCACGTCGGCGGGGAAGACGAAGCCGCCGGTCTGCAGCGCGACGACACCGCCCTCGGCCTTCTTCGGTGGCGGTGGCGCGAAGAGGTTGCGACCACCGTAGGGACCCGTCGCATCAGAAGGCGGAACGTAGTCGTTCGCCGCGTCGCCTGCAGGCGCACCACCCTTCGGCTGACCCTTCAACGCATTGAGCGCGCTGAGCCCGGTCTGCGCGTACTTCAGGTAGGGCGATGCTGCTTCGTAGCCGCTGGCAACACTACCCATGAGGCCACCTGCCGTGCCACCCGTCATGCCGCCCGCACCAGCCGTCATGCCCGCTTCGAGCGCAGCCGCTTCGGCAGGACTGCCGGCAACGACGCCTGCGCCCAGCCCCTCGGCCAGCGTGCCGCCTGTGCCGGCACCGGCACCAGCACCCATGCCTGCTGCCAATCCCTCGATACCGCCAGCGGCCGCGAGTGCGGTGCCGGCCACACCAACCGTGCCCATCACCGCTGCGAGCTTCGCAAGATCGCGACCGTAGTCGACCCACTGGCCCGGCTGATAGTTCGTGTTCGCGTTGACCGGCACAGCCTCGCCGGTCTTCGGATCGAGCCTGTAGGTCGGCTGCACCTTGTCGTGCTTGCTGCCCGTGGGGTTCAGGAAGCCCTTGTTATTGTTATCGCTGTACTTCAGGTAGATGTTCGGGTCGCCCTCGTCA